AAGGCCGTTGGCTGCTACAAGGCCGCTAAGTGTGCCAGTCATAAAAACTGTCAGGGTTGATAGCAACGAAATAAAATCGGCGTCATTGGGCGATTGCTCAAGCGGCTGTGTAATAAAAAGCAAACCGTAAGTAAAACCTATGACAGTAAGCGCAAACGTTACGGCAATAGTGCAGCCGATAAATACAATCATGCGCGCGTGTAAAACTTCTATTTCTGATTTTTCCTTAGCCATTACTTACCCTTTCGCATTGAGTAATAGTGTTGCAACGTGTAAGCGCGCTGTTCTTTACTTTTAGCGGCGCGTTTGTACGTGTTGTTTCGCAAGCGGTCAGCACAAGCGCAAACACAAAACTAGCCAACAGGGTTAGGCGGGTACGGGTTTGCATCTTTGACTGCTTGCACTGCGGCTTCCCATGCTTCTTTAGTGTTTGTGCCGCGTTGCCACTCAAAAAATAGGCCGTCTGATTGTGCTTCGTATTGTTGACGGCGTGTTATTTCTACTGCGCTTACTTGATTGCTGTATTCAACTGCTGGCCATTGTGCATCAAGTTCGGCTTGTGTCGGTTTTGTTGTTTCACTTAACCATTGCAAAGTTGAGTAATCGTTGCCACTGATAATCCATTCTGCGCCAACATAGTTGGTGCTTAAAATTGCTACGTAGTCAATCATGCGCTTATTTCCATAACTGTTAATAGACCTGGCGAACTGCCCGATTGGATAGTAACACTTGCACCGTTGTTGTTCGCGTTGGCAAATTGTACTTTGTATGTCAAAGCAGCAATAGAGGCTGGTGAATCTAAGTAATTAAAAGTTTGTTGAGCATAAAAAAGCAATGCTGTTCCAGTAAAAAACGGGTTTCCCCAAGTTGCGATAGTTGAAGCACCACGAACAAAACGAACACCTAAATTGTTATTGGAACTTGCAGCCGACTTTGTGCCAGTTGTTGAATAAGACACCAAGATTTTGCTTGTAGTTGCTTGCGGAGTAATGCTTACCGTTAAACTTGTTGCATCTGCGTATGTTTGACTTGATGATGTTTGTTCAACAGAAGTTTGAGCCGTCACAACTTGCAAAATGCGAAACGCACCGCGCAAATCATTCATTTGCGTACTGGTCAAAACTTGCCCAACGGTAAACGCTGCGGGAAGGGTGGTAGGTGTAGCCATAATTGTTACTTTATCCTAGAACGGGTTGTGGGTCTTGTATATCTAATTTACCGTAAATTGGGTCGTCTAAAATAAACTGGTAAACAATGACCGTAGCCGCCGTATAAAACGTAACCCTATGCCCGTTGCTTACGTTCACTTGTATTTCTATTCCCTCTACCGCTAGTTCTTGGGCTACTTGCCCGCCTGTAATTGTGTTGGTAATAGTTATTGTGTCGCCAATGTCAACTAACGCCAAGGTTTCGCGTTGTGCTGTTGTAAGCATTAAATAATCGGTTTGCACAGCGTTAAACGTGGCTTCGGGTTCACCAACTAACAGGTAATCCGCTAAAACTAAGGCTGCGGCGTCGTTGTGTAAAAGGCTGTCGGTAATGCTTGTATTTTGGATTAGGTATTTAGTTTGGCTTGCTGCGTCGTCGGCAACTTGGGGGCTTGTAGCGCCCAAGTGTTGAATACTGGCCCTGTTAACTACTAGGTCGGCGTTAAAAATAATGCCTAAAGAGTTGTACGGTATGTTTGTTCCGTCGTCGTGAAAGTCTGCAACACTACCCGACAAGGTTTGCCCCACCCTTGGTTGACTAGTAAAATCGCCTGTACGCGACATAAAAATACGACCCTGTTCGGCTTGTTGTATTTGGTCTATATACGCTTTTACGTTTGTACCTTCGGCAACTGTGTAGGCAGCTGCCCCACCTAATGTTTGGGTACCCGTTTCAATATCGCGGGTTAATGCAGGGTAAGCAACTTCGGGCAAATCTAATACCGCCGATATTCGGGCGCTAGAAAGTTGTTCGGTTACGTTAAATTCGGCTAACGCTGTTTGGGCCAATAAATAGAAATCGTCGGCGCAATAAACAGTAATTATATTTTGTTGGCCTAGTTGGTAATTGTAATCATAATTGACAATTTGACCAGCAAAAAGTGAAATAAAGGTGTTGGTACTGTCGTACCTGCCAAACGATACGCGGCGTAATGGGGCTAAAGTAAATTCTTCGTTAGGGTCCACGTAGGGGCTAGATGAGTACAACGGGTTTAGGGTGCCGCCTGCCAAAGTGTCGTTTAAATTAAATGACATTATGCCAGCGCTAAATTGGTCGCCTACGTCACGGCGTCCGCGCCTTAAATTAAGGTTTGTTGAATACTGCAGCATTGGGGCAAATTCGGTAGAACCGTCTAAAACATACGTTGTGTTATCTAATACGCCTGCCGTGGCGTTATCTAATCTAAATGAGTTAACTAAAAAACCTGTGTCTATAAATAGTTCGTAGTTGCCGCTTTCAATTACTGATGTAGCCATTAGCGCGTTACGGTTATATCTGCGGGTCCTGCCGCCCTGTTAAATGCGCGAATATTGTTTACAATTTCTTCGCCTGTTTGAGCATTAGCCATTACGCCGCTTACGTTTATGTTGTAAACAATGTTTCCGTTTTCGCCCATAGAAAATGGGTTATTTTGCATAAAGTCTTCGTATGCTGTTGGCGTGTAACCGTTAGTTACTTGGTCAAAAAATCCTGCGCTAATGCCTTTAATATCTGCCAGGCTTAAACCTGCGCCTGCTTGGTCTAAACGTTCTTGCGCTGTTGCAAAAGCGTCCTCTACGCCTTTCAAATATTGTTCCGCATTAGATACACCTGCGCCGTACCATTTTTTGGCTGCAAACGCGCCTACCATATCGGCGGCGGCTTGGGTTGCTTTAACAAGTTCGTTAGTTTGTTCAATCGCGTTAGCGCCGCCGTTAATGAGTTCGTCGGCAATGAACGTGCCTGCCTCTTGGCCTGCGGCTAATACCATGCCTAACGCGTCTTCGCTTAAACCTGCTGTTACTAATTGTTTTATTTTGTCTGTAAATAATACGGCCCTGTCGGCAATCGTTACTAAACCTTTGACAAAACCGTGACCAGTATCTACGCCTTCTTTCATTGCGTCCATAAAATTAAATGCTTCTAGCATTGAAGTAGAAGTATCTTTAGCGAAATTGTCAAAACTTGTTTGCGCGTCTTTAAGGTTGGTTTTTGCGGTATCTAAAGCGTTTGCTAAATCTTTGTCTAATACGTCGCGGGCTTCTTGTACGGCTGCGGCAGTTTCTTTAGCCAAAGTATCGGCGGCTTCTTGTGCGGCCTTTTGCATTTCTTTAAGTTTTTTTGCTGCCCCGTCGGCGCCTTTACCCGTTCCAGTACCTGAAAGTTGGTCGGCTGCTTCTGCTGCGGATTTTGCGTCCTCGGCAAGTTTTTTAGCGGCAAAACTGCTGTAATCCGACGCACTGCCCATATTCATAATGCCAGCCGAAAACTTATCAAAATCGTCTTTTAAACCTTCAATATCAAAAAGTTGTTTAAATCCGCCGCCGCCTGATTTCCCTCTAATTTGGTCAACTACTTTTACAACTTGGCCCAACGGACCCAATAAATTTAATACCAAACCTTTAACGCTAAACAGTTGTTTCATTTCTTGCCACGCCATATTGGCGGCTTGCCCGATGTAACCAACCGCATTAGCGGTAATAAGCGCAGCAACGGCTATAGATTTCATTACAGCAACTACCTTTGGCCCAAACGAACCCAATTCGTAAACGGCTTGCTGCATACCTTTTACAATGCCTTTTTCGCCAATTACTTCGGCTACACGTTCAAACGCAGGCGTTACTTTATCGTTAAAAAACTTTACGGCTTTTAAAAATAGTGGTAAAAATGCTTGCCCTAAATTGGTTTGGATATTTTCTAGAGTTGCACCAAGTATCTTTTGTTGTGCTGCCAATCCTGTAGACGTACGGCTAAAGTCGCCTTGCGCGTCGGCTGTTTGTTCAAATATAACTTTTTGTGCTGCTAAAACTTTTTGTTGCGCGGTTAACGCTTTACTTCCTGAATAAATGCCAAGTTCGGTTGCTGCGGCTTTAAGTGTTGCGTCATTAAGTAGAACGCCGTATTTGCGTAACGGTTCGGCTTCGCCACGTAATGCGGAACCCAACGCGTTTATAGCGTCGTCTACTGACGTGTTATTAAACGACGCCAAATCGCTTGCCAGGGTAACTAGTTCAATGCTAAAATCCGATAAATCTTTACCCGCTAAACCTGCGGATTTACCAAAAATAGCAAACGTGCCTGCTGCCGCTAGCGCTGCCGTTTCTGAAATACCTAAAGCCCTGCCCGCCGTTTGAGCAAAGTTTTCTACCTCTTTAGAAATGGCACCAAATACAACAGTATTTTTACTTATTGCTTCGTTAAAATCTGATGCTTTTTGAATAGCCGAATATCCGAACGCAGCAACCGCAGTTACAGCCGCACCAATAGCGGCGCCAGCAATTAACGTAGATTTGCTTAAATCGCCAAACGCTTTTTGTGCTGCGTTAACGCCTTTATCGGCAAACGTCGTAATAATCGGTACGTTAATTGCCACGGCGTACCCTTATTTTATTGTCGGTTTTTTTCATTACTTTTTCAACTATGTTTAAAACCTCTTTTTCAACGCTTGGGCGGGCGGCTTCTACGCCAGGTTCGGCGGCGCGTGGTTCGTAACTGCCTTGCGTTTGTAAATTGGTTACAAAACGGCCTTTAGTGCGGCGACCTGCATGGTCCCAAATACTGGCTGCGGCGTCGCGTTGAGTAAGTGTTAAAAGTTGATAGGGGCGGGCAGCAAAATCTATAGTTTCGCCTGATTTAAAAATAACGCTGCGGGCTTTTTGTCCTGACTTATTAGTTTTGATAATAAAACCTTTAGAAGCGCCTGCGCTACTCCATTTGGTACCTGCGCGTCCTCTAATTAGGTTGCCCCGTGCCATACCTGACAAAGGCGGGCTGCTAGGTATCAAACTGCGGGCCGCCGTTAATACAGGCGAGCCAGCGTTTTTTATATCTTTACGTATTTGTTTTGCGTATTCGGGTTCAATGGCTTTAAGCGCTTTCATGGTTTCTTGAATACCTTTAATTTCTAAAGTATTTGCCACGGCTGCCATTGGGTTACTTTCGTTTTTTGTTGTTGTCTGATAATACAGCAACAACAGTAGCCAAGTCGTCTATATCAAAAGGTACCTGCGGGGGCCACCACGAAATCGCTACCAACATTTCGGCAAGTTGGCGCCCATGGGTGCCCCTTAAGTGGGGTTTGGGGCCTCGGTATTTAATACGTCAATGTTTACCAAGTTTTTTATAAACGTATCAAATTCGCTTGGCACAACAATTTTGTTTAGTTTTGACGCTTCGTAAGCCATAAAGGCTAAATCCTCTACGCCGATACCTGACGCCATTTCTGACGCTTTGCGCTTGTATTTTCTTTCCCACATAACAATTACAAAAAGGTTAGTTACAACCTCGTAAGTGTTTTCTGTAGTTTCAACTTTTAGCGTAAGTTTCATTGTCTGCCTTTTGTGTCGGGCCTTTGCAGGCGTTTAATTAAACTTCTAAAACTGAATACACTCCGCCAGTAAAAGTAATACTCAAAGAACCTAAAGTACCCAAAGCCATTTCGTAAGGCAAGGCTTCTAAATATGCCCCTGTCAAAGTCATGGTTGGATTGGTCGCCGTGCCTGGGCTTGTTGCGCTTGCGGACCAAGAAACGGTTGTTTGAGTGCCAACAAGTGATTTAAGTGTTGCGTAAGTTTCCGAAGCGGCAAACGATAAATACAAGTCGCAACTAAGCGTAGAGTTTTCTAGGCCTGCGGTATAAACGCGGGAACCCGAACCGAACGCGGTACTTTCTAGCGCTTCAATAGTGCGCGTAAAAGTCAAACCGTTGCATTGGTCCTGCAAAGAAATTGAGTTAATTGTCAAATTTGGACTTGACAGGTAAGTTGATGTTGCCATTGGGTTTACTCCTCGTTTGTGTCTGTCTTAGTTTTAGCACCTTTAGGCGCCTTGGTGGGGGATTGAATAATGAAACCGCCTGCTATCAGCGCGTCAATGTTTATGCCTTCGCTTGGTTCGTATTCGTCGCCAGGCGTACCGATACGGGGGCTAACTATTTCGTATTTCATGTTGTACCTATTCTAGGCGGTTGCCTGGGTTTGTAGGGTTATGGTCAAATCGTAGGCGGGTAGTTCGCTGCCGCCGATAAGCGCAATAGTTGGGCGCCCGTCAGTTACGCCAATCTTTTTGGTAATAACCTTGCTAGCCAAGTTAAGTAGTGAGCGTTGCGCGTCTAAATTGCCAGGGCCTAAAGTAATCATGCGTATCGGGAACGTCATTTCCACCACGTTATTGCTATACACGGTAAACGTAGGGGCGTCTATAAACGCGCAAGGCGGTACAAGATTGCGGGGGTCTGTTACTACCTGTAGCCCTGTAATGGTCGTTAGCGACGCTGCCAAGTCGTCTAGCGCCTCGTTAAACAGGTCTGTAAACGCAACAGGCATTAGGCAACCTGCGGGCGGGGAATACCTAGCAACTGTTTAATCATTGGCGACAAACCAACGCTGTTGCCTGCGGGCATACCGTCAAAACTGGCAAAGTCTGTTACCGCGCCACGTTGTCTATACAAAAACCCACCGTAGGCAATAGTTCCAAGCGTTACAGCGTCACTAGGGCTTGTTCCTTTTTGGTCTATGTATCCGCTTTCTAAACGCCTTTGAAAACAAAAAGCGTTACTAGCAGACGCGCATTGTGTTAAAAAAGTAGTGTCTAAAGCCGACGCTGTACCAATACCAAGCCAATCCTCTATTTGCCCTGCCGTAATCCACGTACAAGGCACGGTACCTAGCGTTACTGTTCCCGTTGCTATTGTGCGCGTAACGTTGTCGGCTGTTTTAGCGTAAAGAATTTGAAAAGGTACTGGCGCTTGTTCGTTAAAAACTAAATCGCCGTATTCGTCAACGCCAATAAACAAAAATTCGGGTACCGCTAAAACTGTAACAGTGCCGTTAAAAGTTGCGTCAACGCCTGCAACAATAATAGACGCGCCTACATACACTTCGTTAGGTGTAAGCGTTTCTAAAACTGCATAATTGTCTAGTAACGTTTTATGCGCTACTTGGTAAACCTGCGTCATGGCGGTAAAGCCGCCTTTCGGTTAGACGAACTTAACGAACTTGGTGGCGTCTGCCATAAACGTTGCAGCATAACCACGGTACGCAATAGTGCGGCCCAAGGTGCTAGGTACGTCTACAGAAATTGCGCCCTTTTGCTGTTCGTAAAATTCAAAGCCTGCGGCAGGACCCGCAGCGTGGCCCATAAATGAACCTGGCGTATCTTTGTCAACTACCAACACAAGGCCAAGCGGGTTGCCGTTCCAATTTGCAGCCGACAACTGGCCTGGCGCGTTCATAGCCCCAATTTGTGGGAATACTGGGCGGCCTGTGCTGTCAACCAATGAACCCAACGCAGCCCACGTACCAGGTGTTACGACCATGTGCGTAGGTAGGTAGTTGGTGTTCAATGAAATTTGGCGGGCGCCTTCGTAAATTGCTGCAATCCAATCGGCAGGGTCCGAAGTGTCGGCTACTGATGTTGTTTGAACGATTGCACCTTGGCACTCTGTTACCGCGTATGTGTTCGTCGCTTGTCCGTAGGCGATAGCCAACTGGTTTAACACAATGTTGATTGACGCGGGGTCACTCCAATCCAATGCCTGTTCGGACATTGTGACAAAAGTACCAAAAGTTTTCTTGTCAACATTTGAGTTTGACACGGTGACAGTAGACGGGTTTAGTTGGTCTAGTTCGGGTGTTTGTTCGTCAACTACTGGACGTACCGTAATTTTTGGGCGGCGAAATGTTGCGCCTGATTGTGGCATGGCGCGGGTTCCGATTGCACTGACAAACGGCCTGATTGGGTTTAGTCCGTCGTAGACACTGCCCGTTATGATTTCAGGCAAAATTCCTGGCAAACTTGGGTCGGCTGTAATGTCTGGGGCTGCCGCTTGAATTTTTGCGTTCATTTCTGCAAGTACGCTGCCGCCTTGTAGTGACGCTGCAATATATTCGCCAGCGCTAGGCAATTTAAAGTTACGCGGCTGCGCGTAAACAATAGGCGCTACGTGAGCGGCTTCAATAACTGTTGGGGTTTCTGTTGTCTGTTCCATGGTGTCTAACTCCTCGTTAGGTGTTTCGGTTTCAATATTATCTATTTCTTCGGGTTCTTGTGGGATACTCTGCGACGCTGCTACGCGGTCTACTGACGCGCCTTTAAAAGCGCCGAAAGGCACTAGCGACAATTCTTGAAAATCGGCCATTTCTATAATCATTGTGCCTTTTTCGTCGTAACTAAAACGTGTTGGGTTTACGCCTACCGATACGGCGTCTAGTACGCCGTCGGCTGCCAATACCAGCGCCTCATCACCTAAAGCGGTTTCGCTAATACGGGCTTCGTACATCATGCCGCCTGGGGTATCAACCAAACTTGTTAAAATTCCTACGGCCTTGGTGCTGTCATGTCCAAGATAAAGTTTTGGCATTTTGCCGCCGCTATTTAGACTGCCTGGCATAAACATTACTTTTGTGCCGTCGTTTACTGTCGCTTCAACATTGTACGGAAGCGCAAGGCCTGCCAATGTACGGCGTGGCATACCGTTTGGGCCTGCGGCATCTAACGTTAATTCTTGTTGCACTAATCTAAGCATTTGGCATAACTCCTACTTCTTCTACTTCTGCGGGTGTGTCATATTCGGAAAGATAGGTTTCGCTTAGGTAATCTGCAATTTCAAATTTGCAGTAGGTACCGCGCGGCAATACGTTACCCATACTTAGGGTTTCGGCTATGCAGTCCATAAACAATTTGGCGCCAAACATATACAAATCTTGGCGGGCTTGTGTGCTGTTTTGGTAACTGTACGAACCTGTAGCAACGCCCAACAAATACGGCGGGCAGTTTGCTAACCGCGCAATTTCTAACGCTTGGTATTCCGAAGCGGCTACCAACATTTGTTTACTAGCGTCGCTATTTGTTTCTGTGTACGTAACGTATTCGTTTAAAACTGCTACAGAATTATTTAAACGCGCCGCTTCAAAAGATTGGCCTAACTGTTGTAACTCTTGTTCGCTAAGGGGTTCCCCTGCAACTTGGCGCAATACTCCCGTAGGCAACAAACTAGAACTATTGCGTAGCCTTGCCTGTTCCAGTTTTAGCGACGTCAAAACAGCGTTAGGGCTAGTAAATAGCAAACCTTGAATAGGGCTAATAAATTGCACTACGTCGCGGTGGTCAATCGGTAAACCGCTAAACATAATTTGTTTAGACGGCGCAAAAAAAACAGGTCCTGCTTGGTCCTGCGTTAAAACCATTGCGGAAGGCATACGTTGGAAAGACTTGGGGTAGCCCGTACTATCGCGCTCTGTGACGTACAAAAACGCTCGCTGCGTAAAAAATAAATCATCAAATAACCAAGCAAGTGTTGTGCTGTTTGGTAGCGCAGGGTCTAGTTGACGTGTCCAAGCGCGGGGGGCTATTTGTATTTGTTCAAGTTCGCGGGTTACAGGGTTCCACATTTCGTTATACATTGAAAGCGGCGTACAGCCAATAACTGACGCCAACAAATCGCGCGCCCTAGTTATCGCAGGTACCGCCATAGCGCGTTGACGTGTAGCGCCTTGGGTAAACGCATAAAAGTTATCTAGTTGTGAAGCGCCAACGTTGCTACCTGTGGCGGCGGCTTTAATCGTTGTACCTATAGCGGCTTTGTTGACCTTGTTAAATAACGCCATGCGTTTAGTCTGCCATATCTGTTAAAAGTTTGGTGGCACTGCCCACGGTGAAGCGGTCTATTCTTTTCCCGACGAAAAGGTAAGCCGTCGTAGACAGTGCCAACACAATATTAGCGGTTTAGCGTAACTACTAGCGGTTTGCCAACTAGTTGTGGCCTAGACGCTAAAGCGGCTGCCCAAACCATGCAACGCGCCAAGGTAATTGGTCCAGGGCTACGCGTAGACGATAAAGCAACGCTGCCTTGGTGTTTAATAAGTACGGCCCGTTCTACGTGTTCTATTAACTGATTTTCGCCGTGATGATATATACGGTTTTCGGTAATCATATTTTTAACTGGCGCAGTCCATTTCAACAATTCGCGGTAGCCAACAATAGTTTTTCGTCGTTCCATATTGGGCGGTAAATGGATTTCTAAACCTGGCGTTATTGCTAAACGTAAGGTAGGTCCTGCGGCTATTTCGCCTTCAACTAAACGCCAAGTTTCGGCTAAAGTGCCTGCAACAAACGCAACAGTTACCGCCGTTTTTAGCCCTACTTGTACCGCCCGTACGCCAACATATAAAGCGCCTTCGTTATCTACTTCTATTGCCAGTATCCCGCCTGGGGGTATTGGGTCATCACTTTTTAGGGCTTCAAATACGCCAGGTTCTAGCCAACCGTGTTGGGTTGCTGTCCACGTGTTGACCGACGCACGTAAAAAGGCATTGCGGTTTGGGGCTTCGCTTTCGGCTTGGATTACGTCCATTTCTAAGGTATGGCCTAAAGCGGGGTTTGCGTATGCCCATGCTGTAGGTGTCATCAAATCACTATTTGGCGGCGGGCTGTATTCGGCAAAGTAAAGTTTGGTTTGTTCGCCGCTATCTATGGCCCGTAATCCTTGTTCACGCCAACGCAGCATGGCTTTACTATCTTGGGTGCCTGCGGTTGACATCATTACAAACAACGGGTTTTTACGGGCACGTTGCGACGGCAATAAACCTTCGTCTATGGCGGCTTCGCTAATATCCCAAACCTCGTCGGCAATAATTAAATCAACGCTGTACCCGTGACCTGCGGCGGGGGTTGCAGCCCTAGGGAACCAAACGCTCCCGTCGGGCATTTTTAGCACCATACGCCCGTAGGACCAACTAACCGACGCCCCAAACTTAACTTCTAAAATCGGGGCTAAATATGTATACAAGGCGGTAGCCAAATCTAATTTGTGGGCAACAGTTATAACCGTTTGTGCCTGACCCCGTGCCTTTCCCTGCGTAGTAAGCCACCAACCAACCAAAGAAGCAATAGCAACCGTTTTACCGTTCTGACGTGCAACAGACACAAGCCCGACACGGTGCAAATAGTCGCCGTCGTCGTTTTGACTTGTCAACCCGCCCAAAATGCGTAACTGCCAAGGCATAAGTTCCACGCCAAGTACCTGTTTTGCAAAATCCCCAATATCAGTTTCGTACGATTTTGAACCGTTAGTAACGGTTGTTTCCAATCGCGGCAAATCGTGACCAGTTACCGCCAGTTCGGGCCAGTTTTCGGAATATATAGGTTTAAAATCT